TTAAGTGATTTAGCCATAATTGTCTTAATCCCCAAACTCTCGTGTTTGTACATACCATACTGTTGAGCGTTCATCTCAATGCAGTGATCAGGTAACTCAATTTTAATAAGTTTAACCCCGAACTTCACTGCTACTGAAGCTGCTAGTATGGCCTTGCGCGCTGCGCTTACTATGTGTGTATAGTATTTGTTATCTATCAGGCGTCTCGTTAACTTTCTGGCGTAAGCATGTACTCCCGGTAAGTCAGCCTTAGCGTCGTCTAAACTGTCTTCATCGGTTAAGTAACGTTGCTGTACTCGCTCTATCCTATATGTTAATCCGCCAGGGACTATTCTTGTGTTGAGCCCGCCTAATGATACATGCGTTCGTTCTATAATACTAATTTCTTCTAGTGATATGTTCCATAATGTACATAGGTGCTTATGTTGTAACATTTTACAGTATTTTACAATCTCCATATATGCACCTCGATCAACTAACTCCTGCGCTCTGGTTTTTATTGAAGAGAGTACACTACACAGATCATTAGGTATCGTTGCCTCGGTAGGCCCGTGTACAAACGTTGAAACGCCTCTAGCTAAATATTGGGCACCTGTCCCAACCCTGTGATCAACACGTAAAAATTCTGCTATTGCCCCTAAGTAACACTTTGACTTCTGAAATCGTATGTTGTAGATGGCCGCGCCTTTCTGCAGTTGTTGTACTTGCTTGTATGTAGCTACTCCAGCCAAGACATCATCTCCATTATGTGTTGAGACCATCCCAGTCCCTTGTAACGCCACCTGTGCATATATATAATTAAGTATAGTATTTACAAAACTAGTTAGCCGCCACCCTGATAACAGGGTACCACGAGTAGTGTAATCACCACCCTCGGCCAATATCCTACTATTGTGTATAGATAGTATCGTCCAGTCAATGGCCGCAATCTGTTCTTTGTAAAGTTTTGTCTTGAAAACCTCACGGTATGCCGACAGTACTGCCTGCATGCTGTCGTGTGTGTGTTGCGAATTGAAATCCTCGTAATCAAAACAATAAGGAACACCGTTCCTTAGCACCTCATTAACTGTTTTACTTACATTGTCCTCAGTAGCCGCAGGCCCAATTGGAAATAGAGCACTCAGTGCTTCCTCACAACCTGCAAATCCGTAGCCACTAATTATAAAGCTAGTCGCATCAACTCCATAAATAGCACGCTGCTTGCCCCACTCACACTTCACTGAGGGCCAGGCTACTATTTCAGGTTTCCTACTGATCATCTCATCAAACGATATGTCCGGCATCCTGTTAAAGGCGAAGAATTTATGTCTCAGTAAACGTGACTTTGCCTTATACTGGTTATCACTATCATATTGAGAATGGTAAGCTCCTGTTGGTGACCATTGCCATCTACCTGCCCAATAGCTATCCCAAGATGATTTTTGTGGCTTGCTATTCAACGATAATAACCTTTGAAATAGGCTAGTGGCTTCTTTATAAATAATGCCCGCATTTATATTACATGTATTAGGCTGCACCCTATGCAACCTCTCTGCTTCCCAGTCCACCGACCCAACTCCCCTATTAACTAAAACTTCCATTTCAAAAAATTGTGTCATATCTACTTCAAGTAAATTTTGAACTGCTTTGAGTCGTTGACTAAAGTCTTTCTTAATTCGGGTATAGAAGTCCATCTCACTAGTTATGTCCCATAGCCAGATGCCACTCTTATGCATTAATTGTCGATTCACCTTACTTAATGTACAACACCAAATTAATACTCCAACTAAGAAACTCTCCTTATGCCGTATGCAGCTATCCTGTCTAGCAGAGGCAGCGCAAACTCAACATTTTTCCGAAAATAATCCAACCCGAACTGTCTAAGTTCGTGAATCGACATATGCCTGAGGTGACTTGCTGAAACCTTATCTATTATTGGTTCTGCTGTACCATTAAATATTTTTTCTAAATTCGCGTACGTTCTATACCCAGTATAACGTTTTTGACTTCTATTAGTTACGTAAAATAAATAATTTATTATCTCTTGATCATTACAGATTCCATAAGGAAATAACTGTGGCCCGTACTGTATTCTCGAGATCCTTAGCGTTGCCTGCTTACTAAGATATCTCAGATCTAGGTCATTACTAATGTACATAGCCGTTATATTTAACTTCTTGATATATTTTACATGTATCATTACTATATATTCTCCGTATAGATATGGTCTGCAGCCATCAATCCCTTTGCCTATGTACAAATCAAATAAGAGAAATTGTCCGTGGTCGGTGTCCGAAAGGTAAGTTGTGTTGCCCGCAACACTAACTGCTAGCGGCACAGCCGTTAGCTCTGACCACTGTCCACCCCTACCTCCGGTAATATGGGTGGCGGCTCCTCCGGTAGTGCTACTAATGAGTCTAACTCCTTGCGTTCTCCTGGCATTGCCACGCCTGCTTGGGTTTGGATGAGCCGAAAACCCGACGTTATGTAGTCATAATCAGCTGTGACCATGCCTTGGTATTGTTTAACTAGCTCTGGTACAGTAATGAGCGTATTTGGTATATTATAAGTAGGTTCACTAGCGGTAGCATATGGTGCATTCCACCGTGCTTCCTCCAACAATTGTGAACTCCTACGAGTCCAAGTTAATATCATGTCACAATCCACAGCCCATTCATGGTCCGCTCCAAAACATCTTTCGCGCTGTGACATATTTAGATACCTATATGACTGTGCTGTCTTCATCTTATATGGTGGCACTGGCGGTAACGCGATGGAAACGTCATTTGCAGCATATATTCTATGTGCCGTGTCGGTCTTAGGGTGTTGATAATGCAGATTGTACCCATTCCACCTAGCTAAAACTCCCATGCCCCACAAGTCGTTGTAATTATAAGCTGTCCTGGCTATTCCGTATTCATCTTTGCCTACAGCAGCGTTTATAGTGAATACTGCCGCATATGGTGTCCCTAACATCAGACTGCCCGATAGCCCTACTATTAGAGGAGTACACCCTGGGGTGACTACCTTTCCATAGCTTAGTCTACCATTAACTAATACATAACCTAAGTCCTCCATATGTGGTAAGTCTAATCGACCAAACCTGACAGTAATACCATAATATGATTCTATGCCGCCCAACACAAAGGTAGAAACTTGATCATATAAACATTTCTTGACTGGTAAACCTGTCACTGCCGAATATAGAGCATCTGCCCGCTCCTTGTCTTGTAGCTCATAGTTATTAGGTGTTTTTAAGTTACGTAGCAGGCCATACATGTTTTTCGTATTATGTATTAGTAAATATTCACCCCAATACCAACATGTAGTAGCAAATAAAGACTCGAACACGGGGAGGAAGAAGTCATTAGTATCTCGTTTATACTGATTCAAAGCATCTAAAGTAGTTGCAATGCCCTCGCCTGACAACATTTGTGGTACTGCAGCCCTCATGAACCCGGGTCTTGGTAACACTAATCGTCTTGTCAAGTGTGACCACCAATGCGCTTCAACTGTTTCGCATCCTGGTTGTGCTAGCCAGTACCTCATTTGTTGCCTAGCTTCATATGCATCTTCATGTACCCTATGGTTACGGATATACTTGAATAACACTGTTTTGAGCTCTGTGACGTTAAAGTCAAACTGAATATTCAGGTCATCAGAGATCTTAATATACCTAATCTTTTGTTCTGATAGACCAAGGTCTATGTCCTGGTCTATTAAGAAAGGTGTATTACGTAGGTTTCCGTTCATCATTTTGTTTAGTATTGCTACTTCTTTCATGGTGAAACCGTCTAAATTCATAACCCCATGGTAACGGTTCAAGTCCGCTAGTTCAACATCATTGTCCGGAACTAACCTATTTACTGGTGTTAGTATGAGCTCATCTGACGTAGTCGTTTTGAACAAGTCCGCTGGTATTTTGAAGAGCCCGTTTACGAAGCCCATGTGGTCACCAAAGTGCTGCCCACTGCTTGAGTGCCCATCATCGTAAGTGTACATCTTCCAAACTTTGATATCTTTAACAAAACTATACTGCTCCTTTTGGGCGTCAGTCATGTCCTGTGGGTTGTCATACAGTGCCGCAGGCACGCCATCCACCCACGTGTCAAGCTCACGTATCCAATGGTAGATATCTCTGTCATATTTAGTTATCCCCACAGCTGTGTCGATTGTTCTTATGTATTCACATAATTTGTCAACTTTTTGCGTTTGGTTTGCCGCTTCCACAATTTCTTTGACCAGCTCCAGTCTAAGCTTAATCTTATGATTATACTGAGTGTTCTTCTCTACCATGTCTAGTTTTGCTATGTATTGATAGAACACAAATAACAGGGACATTGAGTTGTCGTAGAATTTGTTAGTAATTACCGAGTCAAAGTACTTGTTTAGGCGTTGTTCCTTTAAATCTGTTGAGGTACTTATTTCACGCAACATTTTAAGAACAGCCACGTATGATGGAGTTCCATCTGTGTTTAAACAAGCTTTGTTCAAGCCAAACACTGATTGTTGGTTTGGTCCGACTAAGATGCTTTGTTTGATGCCATATATAGTACCTTTGGCCATGCTGACCGCAGTCTGTCGCATCTGTTCTGCTATAGTACTTATCGCCCAGGGCTTTTCACGGTTTTTAAGGCCGTCCTGGTCACACCCTGCCCGTTTTGCGGTCTCAGGTGTTTCAAATATTTTATTGTCCTTCTGGACATCATGCTTAGTTTTGCCGACCTTTTGGATGTCTAGTATGTCTAGACGCAAGTGTGTTTTGGCCCAGATCTGACCATCAATATATTTGACTACTGCAGCAGTCGCGTTGATGAAATTGTTGATGGGTTGCATCGTGTTAGAAAAGATTTTAAAACAGGGATTGTAT